CGGATCAGGCCCTTAGCGAGGGCTGGCCGAGTGTGAATATAAGGAACGTAATTGCGAGCCCGTCAAATGGCGATTTTGCGGAAATCTTGTTTGAGGACCGCACGTCCACGGGCGACGGGGTTTCAAGCCTCGACGGTCTGACATATACGGCGGCAGTTTGCGTTGAAATTGCCGGGGGATCGCTTGCAAATGTCGGCAGCGTAAAATTGCGAATCCGCGAGTTCAACGCCGGGGGGACAAGCGTTGGCGCGTCAGAGATCGACATAACGAGCCTTTTGAGCGGATCAATTAAAAAGCGGTTTTGTGTGTCGCATCTTTGCGCCGCCGGGGGCGTTTATATCGGTTGTGGGATTGCCGTCACGGCAGACGGCGGCGGGGCAATTGATCTGACATTACGCCTCGGCGCGCCACAAATGGAACTCGCGGTCGGCGCGTCGTCGCCCGTCTTAAACGCGACGGGCGTCCCGGCGCAAACGACTCGCGCGGCAGACATTATAACGATTACCGACTCCGCGTGGGGCGTTGACGAGCCATATACGATTTTCGCGCAATTCATGCCCCGCGTTTATACGGGACTCGATTACTTGTTTTCGTATAGCAACGGCTCGCCAGACGATTATATTTCGTCATATATGGACTCGGCTAACGTCAACGTGTTTTCAGCCGAGGCCGGGGTCATTGCGCTCAATGTTGCGGCGGGCGCTCGTAATACAATCGGGGAAATCAATCAACTGGCCTTCCGGTCGGCAGCAAGCGATTTCGCCGGGTGTGTCAAAACACCGGGCGCGGCAGTTGTGACGAATGCGTCTTGGCCTTTGCCGACCGACCCGGCGACGACGTTGCACCTTGGGACAACGCCGTCGTCTGGATCTCACCTGAAAGGATATTTGCGCAAGTTCGCATTTTATCCCGCGTCAAAAACAGAAGACACCTTGCAACAAATGGCGAAGCTATGACTCAAAAATTACTTTATGCGTTCGACAGCAAGGCCGCCGCTATGGCAGCGGCCCCGGCCATTTTTGAAGGTCAAGGCGACGACGCGATCCTCGTCGGCGGGACAATGCGCGGGGAGCGGGGGGTCTGGATTACGCCCCCGGTTTTTGATTATAGCGACCCCCTGTCCCCGACTCCCGTCACGCCCGGCGTCCGGTCTGCCCCGTTTGTGTTTTATGCGAATGATGCAATAGAAGGGGCGGGAGCCAATTTGTTGGACGTTGACGATCAGGCTATCGCATAGAAAGGAAACGCATGAAAACGATCAAAATCCGGATTAACGAGCCCGTGAATGTGATCGTGATTCCGGCGATTGGCCGCGACTTCACGACGCAACGGGCGCAACTGTTGGACGACGGGCAGCGCCTCGGGCCTGATTACGAAGTCCATTTGCACGACGAGCCGTTCCCCGATCTGCCGCGATCTGATCAAGAGGGGATCGGGAACAAGGCCGCCGGGCGCGTAACGACTTTATTCGCCGCCCGGCAGGCTATCGCGTCCGGTCGCGGCGAAGTGATTGTCGGCGAGTTGCCGCCCTATCCTTACAAGCCGACGAAAAAAGCGGTAGAACAGGAATCGGAACCGGCGGACGCCGGGCAGAAATCGAAACCCGCAAAGCGCAAGCGGACAACCCGCAAAGCGCCGAGCAAATAACGGAGTCACATTATGGCCGGAGTAGGCGGAAGCGGCGTCCTGATCGCGATTGAATCGTCCCCCGCGTCGGGGACATATAACACCATTGAGGCCATGCAAGCGGACTCGGTCCGGATCAACGACTCGACAGTTGATCAGACTTCCAAGGACTCAACGGGTCTTTGGCGTCAACTGTTGGACGGGGGCGAGCCTATCCGGTCTTTGTCTGTCCAAGGCCGGGGCATTTTGAACAGCACAAACACGCGGCTCAAGGAAATCTTGGCCGACAAGTTTGCCGCCGCCGGGACGGATCGGATTATGAACTTTCAAGTGACGGTCCCCAATATCGGGACATTCACAGGGGCGTTCGCTACGTCGTCAATCGAACTTGGCGGCGACGCCGGGCAGGGCGCGACAAAGGGAATCCAACTTGAATCGGACGGCGCTATCACGTATGCCGCAAGCTAGGCCAGCCTAGCGGAGTCAGTATGCGACAGAAAAAACACGGGGCGGCGATTGGCAACGATCTCCGCTCCGAACTGTTTTACAGCCTCAATCTTGACGACGGTCCAATCCGATTAACCGTCCGACCCAATTTTCAAATGCTTGCCAGAATCGAAGACCTGCTAGGCGACCCTGAAACGGGATCGCTTGCCGGGGCCGCGCGCAAACTATTGGACGCGCCGGGGACTATGATCGCGCAAGCGACGGCGATCATATTGCAAGAATCGCCGGAACTGCCGGACACGTTGCGCGCCGATCCCGACGCCCTGCTCGACGCGATTATCGCGGAAGGCCCTTTGAACCCGATCCGGGGATCGTCCCCCTTCCTGCTCCAAGCGGTCGCCCTGTTGCACATGGGGCCGGAAGGTCTTGTCGATTGGGATCAGTTTGCCCCCGAGGCGGGCGAGGACGGCGACGAGGACGGGGAGGGTAGGGATAAAGCCCCTTTAGCCGCGCGGCCCGTTGGCGGGCCGTCCTATACCTTGCGTCGGATATGGGACTTCATGGCGAGGCATTTTGGCGCGGCATAAGTCCGGCCGAATTTTATGCGATCTTATCCGACCGGGCGCGACGCAACCGCGAACGCGATCAGGACCGGACAGACGGCCCCGTCTCGCCGAAACAGCAAGAGGCCATGCTAGACGAGTTTGAGGCCATGCAAGACGAAATGATCGCCCGCGCGTCGGGCGTTCCGGGATCATCGGAGGGGGACTGATCGGGTAACTGTCCCCCTATTGTCCCCCCCTGCAAAATGGCATTTTCCCCCTATCGGATCAGCGAAAGGGAGCCGCAAATGTCTAAACAAGTTTTTATCGCCGCCGCCAATTATGCGAAAGCAACGGATCGGGTCGCGACCTTCAACCGCAAGGCCGCCAAGTTTGGGCAAGACCTGTTAGATCACGAGTTTCGGGCCGTCACGGTCTTTGACGTGAATCACAATGGAAGGCCAATCCGCAAGGCCGCCGGGCATGTCTTGGAGTTTAACAATCCCCTGCCGCGCGTTGCCGGTCATACGCTGATCGCAACCGTTGAACGTGAGGGGTCGGTTTTGCTGATCGAAACGACGCGCGACCGTTTTGCCGTTGAGTATGTCGAGCAGATCAAGGCCGCGACGCCTGATCGTTGCGACCATTGCCACACGACGCGGGCGCGGAACATTGCATACGTTTTGCGCAACGACTCAACCGACGCCGTCGTCGTTGTCGGGTCGTCTTGCGTCCGGGACTTTTTGCGATCTGGCAATCCGGAGGCCGCGTTTGCCGCTTGCGCATTTGACCCCGACAGCTTCGCCTCTGCCGATCCCTTGGATATGCTGTCCGGCGGGTTTTGCCGGGGCGGGTCTGTTGAGTTTACGGCCCGGCACTTTTTGCAACACGCCTTGGCCGCCGTCGATCTTGATGGACGTTATATCCCCGCCAATTGCGACAGCGGCAAGGACTCGACGAAATCCCGCGTGATCGACGCCTTACAGGGCCTTGCATCATTATTGCAAGGCGTCCGCTGTCGGGATACGCGCGCGGCGATTAAGGAGCGTTATGCGCGCGAAATCAAACCAATTGCGGACGCGGTCGAAACCGGGGCTTATGCCGATCAGGCCGCCGCCGTGTTGGATTGGGGCCGCGCGATCAAGGGCGAAAACACGTTTGCCGAAATGGTGCGCCGGATCGCGGAAGCAAACGAGGTGACATATCGGACCGCCGGTTTCGCGTGTGGCATGATCCCCGGATATGCCAAGGATCAGACGTTTAACGAAAAGCGCGAAGCCGAAAAACAAGCCGTTGTCGACATTGCCGCAACGAATGCGCATATAGGCCAGCCCGGCGAGCGCCGGGACTTGCAGATCGCCCGGATCATTAAGCGGATCGAAATGGACGGCAATTACGGCCCCTTTATTATCCTCAAAATGATTGACGACGCGGGCCGGGTTGTCGTGTTTAAGGGCGGACGCAATGCCTTCACGGCGGCCCTTGCCGATTGCAACCCGGACGCCGTCGGCCTGACAGTCAAGGCGACGATCAAGTCGCATGACACCTATGAGGGCGAGATTCAGACGGTTATAAACCGCCCGGCGGTCGCCGCCTGATCCATACAGGACGGCCCCGGCAATCGCCGGGGCTTTCCGTCCCCCGTGAGTCGGCGTATGTTGCCCCGATCATTTGCAAGGGCCGCGACCTATGGCGACAGAAGCCGAACGACTCGTCTATATTTTGGAAGCGCGTTTCGGCGAGGCAGAAAATGCCGTGAATCGCATGGATCGGCGCTTCGATAGGTTCGCCGATTCCACGACCCGCGATATGAACAGATCAGAACGGGCGGTCCAAGGGTTTGCCGGATCAATCCGGACAATCTTGCTCCCCGCCCTTGGGGCGTTAGCGGCGGGCGTGTCTGCCCGTGCCGTGATCGAATACGCCGACAGTTATAACTTGCTCCAAGGCCAGTTGCGGGCCGTCACAGGCGACGCGGATCGGGCGACAGGCGTTTTCCAATCCCTGTTGGACGTTGCCCAACGGACTCGCGCGCCTGTCGCGGCGAACACCGCCCTTTTTAGTCGATTGCGGGGCGGGTTGCGCGACGTTGCAGACGAGGAAATCATCCAGTTTGTTGAACGATTGAATCAGACGTTTGTTATCTCCGGGGCGACAGCGGCGGAGGCCGCCAACTCGACAATTCAGCTTTCACAGGGCCTTGCATCCGGGGCATTACGTGGGGACGAATTGCGATCCGTTTTGGAAGGCAATGTCCGATTTAGTCGCGCCCTTGCGGAAGGTCTGACAGCGACGGCAGGAGTCGGGGAAGTCACTGTCGGGCGATTGCGCGAACTTGGGGCCGAGGGGGAGTTAACAACCGAGCGAATCTTTGCAGCATTGCAGGCCGCCGGGGGAACGCTTCAAGGCGAATTTGATCAACTGCCGACGACGGTCGGGCAGGCGGTCCAACAAATCCAAAACGCCTTGCTCGTTTATATCGGCGAGTCCGATTCTTCGCTCAACGCAACAGGCCGACTCGCGGAGGCATTAACGGGGCTTGCCAACAATTTTGAATCTGTTGCGGGCGCGGCGATTTTGCTAGGCGGCGGCGGCCTTGCGATTCTTGCGTCGCGGGGCATGGGGGGACTAGCGGCGGCGACAGGGCAGGCAACCCGGTCCCTGATCGCCAAGGAGCAAAGCGCGCGGCAGCTAAACACCCGCCTAATTCAGACGCGGACCGCGACGGCACGGACGACGGCGGCGACCCTTGCAAGCCGACAGGCGGCGTTAACCGCCGCGCAAGCAATGGTCGCGCAAGGCGAGTCGGCGACGATCTTGTCCGTTGCACAGGGCCGCGTTGCCGTTGCAACAGTCGCGGCAGAACGCGCGGCGATTCGATTGGCGGCAGCGCAACAGCGGGCGACCCTTGCCTCGCGCGCCCTTGCGGTCGCCGGTCGGGCGGCGTCGGGCGCGTTGGCTTTCTTTGGCGGTCCGATTGGACTCGCGATTACGGCGGCCTCCATCGGCATGTTAGCGTTGGCAAACAACGCCGACCGGGCGCGCCGTCGCATGGAGGACATAACGTCGGAGGCCGAAAGTCTCCGCACTGAACTTAATCTGACAACGGAAGCACAAGAGGCTTTCAACGAGGTTATGCGTCTGGATCGCTTGGACGACATGAACGACCGAGTCACACGCTACACCGAGAATCTTGCAATCATGCGGGCGCAACTAATGGCCGCGCAAGGGGAACATTCTAACCTAACCCCGGAGGGGGCGGCGGCAACGGCAGAACAGCCAATCCTTGACCCGAATCAGGTCGGGCTAGGGCCTGATCAACGGGCGTTTATGCGACGCCGACAGCGGGAACTTGCGCGCCGGGCCGGGGGCAATTTCACGGAAGCGGAAACCGCGCGGGCGGCAGAACTGGAAACAACGATCAACAGATTGACGACATATGTCGCGGCGTATGAAGGGGCGTTAGAAGCTGCAAACAACGAGCAATTCAGACTGTTGAACGGCGGGTCGGAAAGCGGATCGTCCGGCGGATCGTCCGGCGATTCTGGAAAATCAGCACTTGCCGAGGAAATGAACCGCCGCGCGACAGCCTTGCAGGGCATGACGGACGCGGTTGAGCGCGCCAAGGAAGAAGCACAGGAGGCCGAGGAGGCTTTTGAATCGGCGTTTAGCCAAGCGTTCGGCGATAATCTGGAACGGTTGCGGAACCCGACAGAGGATTTTGCGGCCCAACTGGAAATGATTCGGCAGGGCGCACAAAACGGACTTTTCGACGAGGGCGAAATTGTCCGGGAAGTCGCCGTGATCCGGGCCGTTACGGCGGCGCTTGAAGATCTCGCGGATTCGTTTGACACGCCCGCCGAATTTTTGGCCGCGTTGGAAAATATGGACTTTGAAGGCTTGTTGCCGGAGGGTTTTGCGGACGATCTTTCAGCGGTTGTCCAACGTGTTGGCAGCGGAATCGAGGACGCGACCGACGCGGCGTCCGAATTGGGGGAGGCAATTGGCAAATCAATCGGCGGGGCGTTTGAGGACGCGATTTTACAAGCCGAGTCGCTCGGCGATATTTTGCAATCTTTGGCGCAAGATATAACCCGGATTTTGTTCCGGGAGTTTGTCACGAACCCCTTGTCTGATTTTATCTCGACCGGGATCAGCGCGATAACCGGGGGCGGCGGCAATGCTATCGGCGACGCGGTCGCGGGCAGCGCGGCGATTCAGTCGTCGGCGTCACAGCAAACCGTCGTTGTCATGTCGTCGGAAATTAAAATCAGCGGGGGCAGCGATACCGAGCGCGATATGTTACGCCGCGAACTAGATCAGCGGGACCGGCAACTTGAGGACCGATTCCGGGGCCTGATCGTCCCAACAGTCCGCGACGGGCAACGCCGCCGCCTTATCCCATAGGACTCGAAAATGGCTATTACGTTTCCCCGCACATTCCCGACCGAATGGAAGCACGGACGGACAGATTTCAAACTGATCCGGCGACAGTCAACGAGTCCAACTTGGGGCGGGCGCAATCAAGTTTCAGAACTAGGCCCGGCGGTTTGGTATGCAAGCTATGAAACGACTCTTCTGTCGCGTGTTGCGTTGCGCGCGTGTCTGTCGTGGCTGGATAGCCTGCAAGGGGGAATGAAGACATTTTACGGACACGACCCCGCCTTCCCCTTCCCCGCGTCTGACAGCCCGGCAGGACCGGCGACAATCGGGACTCCGATCATTGGCTCTTGGAGCGTCGCCGACTCGACGGTTGGCGCGTATAGCGCGACGGTCGGTTTCCAGATCAAGGCCGGGGATTATGTTGCCTTTGATTATCCTGCCGCCGGGGGCGAAACACATCGCGCATTGCATCGGATTGTTGAGGATCAGACGGTCAACGGGTCGGGCGTGTTCACGGCCTTAACCGTCCAACCGCGAATCCTGTCGGGGCTTGCCGGGGGCGAGTCTTGCGTTTTCACCCGGCCCGCCGCTGAAATGCGCATTTTGGCGGACACTATCAAAACCGCAACAGACGAAAACGGATTCGGGCGCGTTGGCTTTGAAGCCGTCCAAGTGATTAGGGTTTAATATGGTCCTCGCTCTATCCGCCGCAATGCAAGACGCCTTGGAATCCGACGCCGTCGGCGCGCGGAATCTTGTCGAGTTTTATATCGACAGCGGGAACGCCTATTATTGGGACGATTTCGGGACTCTGGCATTTGATCCGGGCGACGGGTCGCGCGACTATCTCGGGACGGGTTTCCTTGGCGAGATTGATCAGGTCACGCAAACAAAAAGCCTCACGGCGCAAGGCGTCACGTTCGCCATGTCCGGCCTTGATCAGACGGCAGGATCGACAGCGGGCGACTTGCTGTCAGCTTTGGACGACGAAACATTCCACGGGCGCGAAGTGATTCACCGTTTGCTCCTGTTGGACCTGTCCGATTATGGATTCACCGTGATCGGGGCCTTCCAAGTTTACCGGGGCTTCATTGATCAAGTTTTCCTAAGCGACGACCCCCAAGGGAACGGGTCTGAAATCCGCGTCCAAGCGGAATCGTCGGCGAAGGAATTGGCGCGCGTTGAGCCTTTGTTTAGAACCCAAGCCGATCAGACTTTGTTATTTCCCGGCGTTACAGACACCTTCTTTTCCTTTGTGACTCAATCGGTTTTGCAGTCGCCGAATTGGGGGTCGCGGCAGCAAGGAATCGGGAGCGGCGGCGGCCTTGGCGGCGGCGGGCGATCCAATAATCCAGAAGTGACGAGATACAACGAATGAAACCCCGTTTTGACGATTGGCCGCAACGGATGGAAGCCGCGATCCGCGCGCGTCGTGATCTGCCCCTTGATTGGGGCGTCCACGATTGCGCGACATTTGCGTCCGACGTTATTCAGGCAATGACGGGCGAGGATTTCTTTGCGCCCTTCCGGGGCCGTTATACGACCGCTCTCGGGGCCGTCCGGGCGATCCGCCGGGCCGGGTTTGATACCCTAGCAGACTTTGCAGCGGCCAACGCCCCGGCGGTCCCTGTTGCATTTGCTCGACGCGGCGATCTGTTATTCTACCCGACAGGCGCGGGCGGGATCGGGTCGCTTGCTATTGTTGAATCGAATATCGCGTATGCGGCAGGGGTGACTCGCCTTGATCGCCTGCCCGCCGCCGACGCGGTCGCGGCCTATCGAATCGGGGGGACATAATGGGACCGGCAGCACCATTCTTGGCGGCGGCGTTCAAATGGTTTGTTTTCAACATGGCGAAACGGGCCTTGTTCCGTTGGATTGTCACGACTCTTTTTATGACGGGTCTAAACTTGGCGCTCCGCAAGAAGCCGAAAATCGGATCAGTTGATCAAGGGCAACGCCTTCAATTGAAACTTAATCCGACAGCGACCCGCGAGATTGTTGTCGGGACGACCGCCGTCGGCGGGTCGCTTGTTTATTGGAATGTTTATGGATCGGCGAACGAAAATCTAGAATTAGTTATAGCGGTTTCAGATTATCAAACGACCGCCTTAAATACGATGCTCGCAAATGGCAAAACGGTCGGCGTTGCCGGGGAACCGCTTGCGCATTTGGGGAGCGGGGCGGTCCCTGATTTTAATCATCCGGACGCCTCAACCGGAATGACAATTACATATTTCGACGGGCGGGAGGCGCAAACGGCAGACGCGGGGCTTGCGGCAAATGGTCCTTGGACTTCTAACCATAAAGGAGTCGGCGTTTCCTATATTAAGGCCGAACTCGTTTTTGATCCCGTCACGTATGAGCGCGGCGTCCCGGATATGGCTTTCGTGATCCAAGGCGCGCCGATTTTCAGCGACCGCGCGGGCGATACCTACGCAACGAAATCGACTCACAGTTACAGCGCCAACGGCCCCGACATTTTGCGGCATTTTTTGCGGGGCTTCCGGACGGACGGCGGAGTCAAAATTGCAGGGCCGGGGATCGACGCGGACGGCCTGTCCGACTCGACTTTTAACGCGGCAGCAAATGACGCCGACTCGTCTGTTAGTCTTGACGCCGGGGGGACGGAGACAAAATACGAAACTCATGGAGTGATCAGCACGTCCGACTCACACGAGTCGACGGTCCGGGCCTTGCTGTCGTCATTTGGCGGCGACCTGATCGACAGGGGCGGCGTTTATGCTTGTCTGTCCGGGTCGTCCCAATCGTCGGCGTTGACCTTGGACGACGGGGATATAATCGCCTCAACCCCGTTTGATCGCGAGCCCCGTCGATCCCGAGACGAGGTTGTGAACGCGATTAAGTCGCGGTTCGTTGATTCCGGAGCGCAATATCAGGAAGGAGAAATCCTGCCGCGTATTGACGCGACCGCCGTCACGGAAGACGGCGGGGAAAGAAAGACTGATCTCCTTGATCTGCCCCTTGTCCAATCGGAGACACAGGCGCAACGGTTGGCTCAAATATACTTGCGCCGATCCCGTTTTCAGCGGGTTGTCAACTTTACAGCGCGGGCGCGGGCGATCCAGTTAGAGGCGGGCGATTGGTTTGAAATGGACCTTGAGCGTTACGGTTGGACGGGCGGATCAGTCAAAACATTTGAGGTTCTTTCAACGTCCCTGAATCTCAAGAATTTGACTGTTGGAATTGCAGCGCAAGAGATCGCGTCGTCGGTTTATGCTTGGACTCCGGCGACAGACGAACAACCGGCAGCGACCTCAAACACGATTTCAAACCCGGCCTCAATTACGATTGCGGTCGCGTCTTTGACTGTCACCTCGTCCGTTGTCACGTCTGGCAGCGCGCAAGTTGCGGAGATCCGCGCACAGTTTACGCCGTCAACGGATTCCCGCGTTATTGGGCATGAATTACAATATCGAATCGGGTCTTCTGGAACTATCGTTTCAAAACTTTACGGACCCGACGAAACCGACGTGCGATTTCGGGACGGCATTTTTTCCGGGACGACATACGAGGTCCGCGTCCGGCCTTATGCGCAAACGGCGGAAACGTCTTGGACGAGTTGGACCTCAATCACGGCAGCGAGCGCGCCGATCACGGGAGCAATGATTGCAGGCAACACAATCGGAACTTCTGAAATCAGTCAAAACGCCGTGACAAATGCCGAATCCGCAATCTCGACGGCAGCTATTGGGACGGCGGGCGTCGGCGTCAACGGTCAAGATCAAACCCTCGTTTCAATAACTGGATTCACGGTCGTTGCGGGGTCGTCTGTCATTATCCGGTTCGGGTTTGCGCGGGGCGTTTTGGATAGTTCCGCCGCCCCTAATTTCCGCGCGACTCGCGATCAGGCGTCGTGGACGGTTGACGTTTGGCTCCGTTTGTTGCGGGGAACTACCGAAATTTATGCGGAAAAAATTAGCGCCCTGCCGCTTGGAACGACAGTTGAATATGAGGATTTTGAGAATGCTGTCGGATTTTATCGGACCGTTGAGTCAACAGGTCACACGGCGGGCGCGCATGATTACAAGCTAGTCGTGACATTTTACCGGAGCGGGACAACAACGGACGAGGCGTCCGATCTGGAAGTCCAAGAACTTTACAGATCGCTCGACATTTTGGAAGTTCGCGACAGATAGCCCGCCCGGTTTTGACAGGCCCGCCCGGCGGCGAGTATGGTCAAACAAAGGAGTCCGCAATGTCTGCCCCTGATTATACCGCGCTCAATCACTTCAAACGGCGCGAGTTTAACCCTTACGCCGACCGCATGTCTCAACGCCTGCTCGCCGTATATGACTTGTTCCGGACCTATTGGGGCGCGCCTGTCGGGATCAGTCCCGCCCCCGGCGCGTTGGGGCGCTACTTGGGGCGGGCCGACTTGTCGCAACACAATTTGGACAAATGGCCGGACGTGCGGGCCGCCGACAGCTTCCCCGCCGGGATGGAAACGGGCCGCGATTTTGAGCGCGCGTATCATTGCGCCAAACGGGCAGGGGCGACCGGAATCGGCATTTACACAGACACAAAGCCCGGCCCCATGATTCACCTTGACGTGCGGGAGGATCGGGTTGTCGGCATTCCGGCAACATGGTCGCGCGTGTCTGGCAACTATGGCGGACTCGCCCGGATCATGCCGTCGGGATTCAAGCTATGAGCGGCGGACTTGAGGAAACAATTGCAGCGGCAGCGCGGGCAACGCGCCCGGAGGCGCAAGGTTGGGACAACCGCCGCCCCCGGATCACGGCAACGATTGCCGTCGGCATGATCGGTTTCATCGCTTGGGCCGTCGGCGTCGCTTGGGCCGTCGCGACCGGCGTCGCCATTGGATACCCGGTCGCCGTCGTCGGCCTTGTCCCGGTCTTTCTGATCTTATATCCGCTCGACTTGTATGTCCGGGGCGCGCGGGGCGAACGCGCCGACCTGTTCGACCGGGCGGCCTTGCATCTTGAGTCGCTTGGCCGGGCCGTCGCTGTCGCGCGGGGGAATGCCCCCATATCGCCGACAGGACCGGGGCAGGGCGCGCAATGATAGGCCGGGGCTTACTTGGGGGCGTTTTGTCGTCGCCGTGGTTGTCTGGCGTCCTTGTCGCCGTTGTCGCGGGTTTGATCGCCGGGGCGTATGTCCGGGGACGGGCAGACGTTGCCGACGCCGCCGCCGCAACGGTCAAGGCCGAGCGCGAATCCCTTGCGCGCGAACGGGCGCAATTTGAGGCCGACAGCCTTGCCGCCGTCCAAGATCGGCAGGACAGCGCCAACGATTCCGGGGCCGCGATCCTTGCCGCATTAAATCAGGGTTTCGCCGGTCTCCGGCGGTCCCGCATTACGGAGGACTCGGAAATTGTCACGATCCTTGCAGACATTCACGGCGCTTGCCTTGATAGTCCTATCCGCCCCGATCTTGTCGGCGTGTGGAACGGTCCGTCTATGGGGGCAGGCGGAGACGGAGAAGCCGATCCCGATCCCGACGACGGTCCGGATTGATCCGGGCCTCCTGATCCGCCCCGATCCTTGGACCCCTGTCCCTGTCCCGGACGATTGCGTCGTCTTGCCAGACGGCAGCGCGTCGCCGTCCTGTCCGACGTTGCGGGACGCGACTCCGTATATCGTCGGCAACCGCCGGGCGGACGAGGACGAGGATCGGCGTCACAATGCGTTGATTGATTGGATTATTGAAAACTTAAACCCGCCGGGCGGGGATCAGGACAAAGCCCCGGACGACTAACAGTCCGGCGGCGGGCCTCCTTCAAACTTGCCCCGCAACGTCGCAAGGTTGACCTCTAAGGCGTCACGCCGGGGATCGTCGGCGGCCATGTCTAACAGAATCGAACAGAGTCCGGATATTTGCGCGGGCAAGGATTCGGACTCATGGTGCGAAACGATCCGGGCGTCGATCCGGGCGTCCAATGCGTCGCCCCCGGCATTCCAAACAAAGAGCGCGGCGGTCGGGACTCCGATAACTGCCGACGCAATCGCGCCGAGCATTTTCGCCCGTGTTGTAATCCATTCCATTGGCAACCCCTTTGCGCCTGATCCGGGCAGAATATCAGAGGGGGGACGCCGCCGCTACTGATCCCGCTATTGTCCCCAAGGGGCGGGCGATAGGTTGTCCGGACAGATCACAGGAAAGGGACTCGCCATGTCGAAAACACTTTATCGCTTCACGAAAAACAGCTTTGAAAACGGATCGAAAATTGTTGCCGTTGTTTACGAAGATCAGGTCGATTGCATACAGGGCCTCGCATATCGTCTCGCTAATTTGCACGATCACGAAATTAACGTCGAAATGAAGATCGGCGAAAAATGGTCAACCGACGATCTGATCGGCGACTTTGGAATCGCCGTGCCAAAACGACTCCGCCGCATACGGGGCGGAAGATAGGTTGTCCGGACAAATCACAGGAAAGGAAATGCAATGTTTCAAGATCACGACAGCGAACGCGCCGACGCCCTTGCCCAAGACGCAATGACTCAAGGCGAATACAACGGGGCAGCGGTCGCGCAACATGCCGCCGCATACGGGGCGGAAGATACCGAGCGGGCTTGGATATTGTCCCCGTTTGATACTTGGGAGCGAAATCCATTTTATCAGGGGCCGCCGGTCGCTCACCCGGAAGACGACTCGGAGTATTAACCCCGCCGACAGATAGGCCGCCCCGGCCAATTGGACCCCTTGCCCCCGGCGAGGGGTCTTTTTGTTTTGGGGAAGCCGCCGCCCTGTAATTTGCCGCCGCCGGACAGTTTGCGGCCCTGCCCCTTGCCCGGCAATTTTCGGCCGCGTTGGGACTCCCGCTTTTTGCGCTGTCGTTCGGCCTTGTCCCGCAATCGGTTTGCGCGGGCGATTAGACGCGCGTCGTTGGCGGTCTTGATCTTGTGATCAAAGGGGCAGGCGCAACCGTTGCAACGCGGCGTGACATTGAAGTCCTCGTCCGGGCCGCCAAGTTCAAGCGCGATTTCGTGATCGAAGTCGACTCGGCATTTGTTGGACGACCGCGCGCGGCCTTTGCTGTCGATCTGATAGGCGACCCCGCCCCGGCAAACATAGGAGTCCCGGTCGCTGATCCGTCGCTTGCGCGCGGCGGTCATTGCCCGGCGCTTTGTTGCGACGACAGGATCGCGCCCCTTGATAGTTGTTAGATCAGGCTTCACAGGGCCGCCCGCCCCGGCAGGGGAATCATGTCCACAAAATACGCGACAGCGGCCCCCGGATCGCCTTGCGCCTCGTTGATCTGCCGACCGCCTGCCGCGATCTGCCGGACCGCCTGATCGCCTTGGATCGCGTCAAAGGTCCGATCCCAACGCGGGACACGGGCGGGGGGGAAGGACAGGACGCAACAGGCGGACAAGAGACACCGGGCGGCCTGTCGTCCGACATAATTGCCGGACGCATTGGACAGGGGCCGGATCAGGGCGGCGGCAATCACGGGCAACGACAGCCCCGCCGGATCAATCCGGGCGGATTCGAGCGTTTGCCGCGTCACATGATCGAAAACGTCGCATTGCATCCGGGGGACCGTAATCGTCTGATCGGGGCTTTTCAACTGCCCGCCCGCCCGGCCTTGTCGGCGGCCCGTTGCAAATCGGCATAGACTCGCAACGTGATAACGTCCAAGTGATAAGGCGACCCGTGTCGGGGCTTGTAAGTCGCTTCAATAAAATCGGCGCGCCTGTCGGCGTCTGTCGCGCTATAAGGAGGCGGATCAGGACGACTCCCCCGATATGTCACGACAGCGGCAGGGGCTTGTTTTCGACGAACAGATCGTCCCGCCATATACCGGCGGCCCTGATCTTGGCGGCAATGGTCGGGGGCAGGATCATCGGCTCGCCTGTCATGCGATTATATCGCCGGGCAATCGTGACAAGTCCAACAACTTCCTTCCCCGCCTCCGTGATCCCGTAAAGACAAGACCCGCGCTCGCGGGGGCCGCCATGCTTGCGCCGGACAGCAAGCCCCCGATCTGCCAATTTCCGCAAGGTTTGGCTATGGTGCGAGCCGTTTGTCCCGCCAATGTCCAACGGTTTTGAGAAGCCGTTATTATACCGGCGGGACGCCCGGATCGACGCTTCCAATTCAATCAGGGTTTCAATATCGCGATCAGTTAGCGGACGCATTGTCGGCCCCCTTGTGTCGCGCTATGGCCTGCCGCGCGTCGTCCAAAATTGAATCCCGCCAATTGTTGAACCGTTGCATTCGTTCGCGATCAGTCAACGAGTCGCACATTTCCATTTCCAGCGGTTGCGACTTCCCCGGCGGCCAAATGCCCGTTTCGGCATAGAATGCCATTGCACGGCGATCAAACCCCGCGACCGGGTCTTCCCCCGGCAGATTATGCAACGACAACAAACGCTCAAATGCGGCGACGGTCTTGTCCATATTTTGACAATCAGACATTTCGATCTCCTTGCCGAGTCCCGTCCGGCCTGCTCATGCCGTCCGGATAGGGGTTAGGCGGGGCAGGGACGCGCCCCTCCCCGCCGCAATCTACGCAAGGCGTTTGCCGCTCGACATAGTTCGCACAATCGCCCCAACAGGCCCCGTGACGATCAACCCGACCGCAACAGACGGGCTCGGCTTCAACCGTTGCCCCGCCCCCGTCACACGCCGGGCAGTCTGCAAATCCGTCGCTCATGCAACCGACTCCGCGTCCTGATCCACGATCCGCAACTCCGCGATCCGGGTTTCAATCATGGTTTTAATGTCAAGACACCCCGCCGCATCTTCGGCCCAATACTGATTCAGGCTGTCGCGGTTGGCCTTGGCAAACCATTCCAGCTTTGCCGCGACCCCGGAGTCCCGGATATACTCAACAAGGCGGTCGTGAATCTTGCCCAACGGAATCGCGGATAAGTCGCCTTGGGGATCAAAAACAAAACTAATCGCCCGCCCCCCGACGACCTTCGCCCGATCCGACGCATTGAGTTTTTCGATTGCCGTCACGGGCGACACGTCGGCAGATTCAACCGCGCGGGCCTGATCAAGTTCGCTTGGCTCATAAAGCCCCCCGACCGTCTCCGGCCATGCCCGCCGCAATGCTTGGGCCTCGGCACATTTTGACAGCATAACGCGGGGCATTTTTCCCCATTGCCCGGACGTGTCCAAGGTCTTTTTGCCGGTCGGGCGGTCTTTGCCGTGTTGTTCGCTATAGGCCCACTCGTCTTTTAGCGGGGCAAACTCGTCCCAATACGCAACGCCCGTGACGGGATACCAATCGCCGCGCGAGTCTTGTTTGTAAACGCGGACCGTTGCCTTAACGATTCCAAGGGGATTAAGAATCGGGTCTTTTTGCGCCTGATCATACTCAAACGCGGGTTCGTCCGGATCGGGGCGATAGTCCCCCGACCGGGCCGCCAACGTGCGGAGTCCGTCGATCCCGAACACTATCGACATTCGTCGCTTCTTTGGTTTGTCTTTGCCAAACACGAGCGGCAATATCTGCCGACTAAACGGATCGAGGCCCTTGGATCGGGCAATTTCAATGAACAACTCGAACTCGTCATTGTTGCAATCTGTCGCAACCGTGTTGCGGATCAGGCGCAGTTGCCGGTCGGACATGCCGGACGCGGCAACGGCGTTAAATGTTACGGCCTTGGAAGACATATCGCGGCCCCCTATTTGCGGCGGATTGTGACGGACTGCCCGCCATTGGACAGACACGCGCCGGGGATCGGGTCGCCCTGATCGTCGTCGTCGGCCTTGGCTTTCAGATCGTCGAGCAACGCTTTTTTGTCGAGCGTTGGCTTGCCGGGCTTGAAGTATTGGGACGGGATTTCCGCCTCCTCGTTTATCACAAGGGACGCCGGGCGGCGGGACAACGTAATCGTTGCAGTTGGGAGAGTCACGGTTTTGAGGTTGGCGATCGACAGCCCTTTTTCAATCAGCGCCCGCCGCATTTCCACCCGGCCCGCAAGGCGTTTTGACCGGGCCGCAAGGTCGCCCTGTCGGGCCTTGATCCCGTCGATCAGCATTTGATCTTCATCACTGGATTCGATCAGTTTGCCGAAAATCTCTAACAGGCCCGTCTCGCCCTCAATAACGTCGATCCGGAGTTCGTCGTCGTCGGCGGCCAAGGCCCCAAGGGATTCTAAAAGATCGCGGACCGCCGCAATCTCGCGTTCCGCCGTTTGCGCCTCGGCAGATTGCCGCCGCGCGTCTGTTTTGGTTTGGTCTGTCATTGCCGGTTTCCTTTCCTGTCGGCATTCACTGGAAGTCTTGACAATAGGGCCGGGGGGCCGCTAGGTCAACACGTCAACGCAACACGGAAAGGGAATGCAATGACGGACACAGATCAGCGGGACTTATTCGGCGCGACCCCGCCGCCGCAATATCCAGACACGCCGGGACACAGACGGCGGGACACGTCCAAGCGGGCGGCGGAATCAGTCAAGGCCAAGGCCCCGCCAATGCGGGAAATCGTTTTGCAGGTCTTGCGCGCGGCAGGGCCGGGGGGTTTAACGCCGGAGGAGATACGGGGCAAGGCGTCGATTATGACGCGCCGGAAATTGAACATTTTGCAAATCCGGCCCCGCGTCACAGAACTTGCGCGAAATGGGTTAATTGAGGACACAGGTCGCCGGGGCGAGTCGGAACTTGGATTAGCGCGGGGGTCTATATGTTGGCGCGTCGTAAACTAGACTCGGCGGGATTCCAGACGTGGACCGTCGGCGGACAAGTCGTCGCCCGTCTTTATCTTGGCTCATGCTTTGACCTGTTCGACATGCTGGCAGATTGCGACCCGGCAGATCGGCCCCGGTCACTTTTTAGTGATCCGCCCTATCCGTTGACGACCGGCGGGCGATCTGCCGATCCCAAGTCTATGGGGGGCAAGTTCAGCGCCGAAAGGTATGCCAACGACGGCAAGATCGTCGCCGGGACGGACCTCGCGTTCACGACATGGATCAGGGCCGCCCTGCCCGCATTACAGCCCGACTCTGATCTTGTGATCATGTCCAACGACCGCAATCTCCGCGACCTGTTAAACGCGGCGGCCGAAAATGCCGTCCGATTTCACCGCCTGCTAGTTTGGGCAAGACAATCGAAAACGCCTAATCGTTGGATCATGGCGGGGGCAGAGTTTGCGCTCTATGGATACGCGGGGAAAAGTCGCCCGGTTATAAACAAACCGGGGGCCGATCAAATCACCTCGATTCACGGATTCAAGTCCGCGACAGATCACCCGACCGAAAAGCCCGTCGGATTGTTTGCCCAATGGATCGGCGACATAACGACGCCCGGCGAACTGATCTTTGATCCGTTTACGGGGACCGGGGCGGCGGCCCTTGGGGCGTTGCGTATAGGCCGCCGGTTTATCGGGTCGGAGATTGATCCGCGACATTTTGGGGCGGCCTGCCGACGGATTGACGACGCTTTGTCCGCCGGTCCATTGTTTGCAAACGACAGGCCGACTCTTCCGCTGATCTGATTTTCAAGTTATCCCTGTTATCAACGCAACTCACAGGCCCAACAATTTACAACAATCATAAAATCCTTTTTAAGTTGTAAGAGTGGATAACGTGGATAACGTGGATAACCCGACATGAGACACGAAACATTGCAGGCGGTCGCGTTCGGGAAGTGCTATATAGGAATCGCGGAAATAGGGGCCGACGGCGTTTTCATTTCCTTGAACGAACGATATGCGGAAATGCTCGGTTATTCGCGGTTCGAGATTGAAGGCCGATTGTCTTTCCAAGACATAACACACCCGGCAGACGTGCAAGTCGACGTGGAGCAGGCCCGGCAGGTCCGGGAGGGTGAGATCTCCGCTTATCCAATGACAAAGCGATATTGGACGAAAACAGAGGAATTGCTTTGGGCCGAGATTTATGTCGAAGGCGTTTTTAAGGGCGGTTTATTTAGTCATTACGCCGTGCAATGTCGGCCCGTCATGCGAGTCCATTTGCCTCGACGGGAAACAAAGATTAAACACACCGGGGCAAACCCTTTGCGTTGGCTCCGCGACAATTGGCCGATTGTGGCCTCCGGGACGACGGCAATCGGTTTGATTGTTGCAGAAGTGATCCGACAGATTGGACGGGGCGCGCCTAATGGATAAAAAACAGGACTCCGATCATTTTGATATTCCAGTCTTGAGGCTTCAAGACCCGCCCGCTTGGCGATTGTCTGCCCTGATCGGGGCGGTCGGGGCCGTGAGTCTTTTTGCTGTTCACACGTTGTTTTTGCTCTACGCAATCGACGCCCGGATTGCAGAAATCCAAAACAGCCCGGAAAACTGGAAGCGGATAGATATGTCGGTTTGGTGTAGTCGCGTTATGATCGCGAATCCCGGTTTTGTTTGCCCTGATCCATACGATCAGACCCGCCCGACCGGATACCCTGACAACATGCCGCCCGACCCGGCGGTCGGGCGATGATCGGCACAATCGCCGCCGTCGTCCTGTATTTGATCGGGGCCGCCGCGACGTTGCGAGTCGGCATGGCATCGCATACGCCCCGCCTATGGGGGCAGGGAACGCGGATCGAAGTCGCGGTCGTTTATATCAAGACCGGACTCGCCGTCGTCTGTTGGCCTGTTGCCGCCCTTGCAATTGCAATTTTCGCGGCGGAGTTATCCCCGATCACAGACGGGCGCAAAGCCCCCAAGGCTTGACCGCCCGGCCCGCCGGGCCTATGCGTTGGGGATGGAAAAGACACAGTCCGAAAATCTGTCCGACCTTTGCGCCGCGTATGCGGCAGAAGCCAAGACGCTTGAAAAACAGATCGACAAGTCGGGCGACGACATACGCCGGGCCGGGTTGGCATTGGCGCGCCTGCAAATGCGACACACCGCCGCCGCCTATGGAGTCCAGATTGGCTCCCTGATCAAGATCGGGGCGAAGAATCTAGTTGAACCGGGGGAGGCCCGCGTTGTCGGGTTCGGCCCCAATCCGGACGGGGGTTTCGATCCCGCTGTCCGCCCCAAGTTGCGAGTCATGCGTCGCAATATAGACGACGGCACTTTCAGCGGGCGGACGCATTTTGTCGATCATTGGACCGTGATCCAGTCGGAGCCGTATTTAACGAACGTCGAGCGCGCGGTTTTGATTCTGTTGCGGGCCGCCGAGGATCAGCGGCTTTCAGTTAAATCATTGCAGCAAGACCCCGCCCGCCGGGACGCGGCGTCCGGTCTGATTCATCTACGCCTTGCGCGCCGGTCGGATCGGCATGTCGTCTTGAATCCGGGGGCCTGATCATGACTCACAAATCTAACGCCGACCTGTTAAACACCGCCGCCGAAACGCTAGGTTTGACATTCGGGCAACTTGGGACCGCCCTCGGGTTTCAAAAAGACCCGGCCCGATCTGTCCGCAAGGTCAAGGCCAACGACCGCCCCTTGACGCCGCCGCGACGGTTCCTTCTGGAACTTTATATCTTGGGGCATCGTCCGGCGTCTTTGGACCCGTCAATCGACTCCGATAAATGGCGCGCCCTCCGTGGACGTAAAGCCCGCCGCCGGACTTGACGGCACGGCCCCCCGGCCCTAGCCTGTCGGCCTGCAAATGGAAAGGGCAGGCAATGACACAGGAACAAGAGTCCGCGATCCGGGACCGTTACGGATTGCACCCCCCGGCACAACAGCGCCCGCGACCGTCAATCCGTCGATATTCGCGGGAGTGGTATTTTAAGGCGGCATGGTCTGCCGTTTTGACGGCCCGGACATGGATCAGGGACAGGCCGGGCGATCACAAACTCGCCGCGATATGGTTAGACCGGGCCGCCTGTTGCCGCGCGGAAGCCCGCCGGGCGATCAGGGCCGCCGATATGCCCCCGCCCCAACATGCCTTAATTGAACTTATGGAAAACACGCTCCGACAGGGCCGCCGGATCACGATAAACGGCGCGACCTTTGGGGGGGAGAAGTGACGGGCGCGCGGACATACGCGGTTTTCGTCCGGCATACCGGCAGCGGGCGCGCAACGCTATTGAAAGGCCGCCGGGTTGTCGCGTCGTCTGTTGCCGGGGCGATCCGTCGTTTGCAGGACGCCGACAGGGCCGGGGGCAACGCCCCGCGCGATTACAAGGTCCGGGCAATAGGGCGGGCGGCCAATGTCTGAACGTATGACAAAGGCGATTCGGGATTATATCGCCCGCCTGTCCGCCGCCGTCCAAGATTACGGCGCGACCGTGACGATTGGCGCGTCGGGGAGTCGGCACTTGCGATTGATTGTCGCCCGACCGTCGGGCCGGTCGATAACGATCCCCATGTCGCGCGGCGGCAAGGCCCCCAAGGCCAGCACAATGAAGAACAGCATATCGCGCGCCGTCCGGTTTTGCCGAGACGGCGTCGATCCAACCCGGAGGGACTCATAATGGCGGACACAATGCGCAAGATTACACGCCTGCAAGGGGCGATTGAGGACCGGGCCGTCGTCGGCCCCCGCCCGGATTTTGATTGGATTCCGCTAGATCGACTCCGCGTGAATGATCAATATCAACGGCAGATTGGTAAACGATCAATAACACTGATTCGCGCACTTGTCCGGGGCTTTGATTGGACACACGTCCGACCGGCGACCGTGACGCCGACCGGCGACGGGAATTTCGAGATATTGGACGGGCAGCACTTGGCGACCGCCGCCGCGACACATGGCAGCATTCCCGCGATTCCCTGTTTCATTGTGACGACGGAAACGGCGCAACAGCGGGCGGCGGCCTTTGTCGGACTCAACCGCGACCGCGTTGCCATGACTTCCTTGCAGATATTTTACGCCGACTTGCTGGCAGGCGACGACGTTGCCAACGCGGCACAGGATGGAGTCACGCTGGCAGGCGGTCGGGTTTTGCGCGCCCCGCCCCCCGCCGGGCGGTATGTTATCGGCGACACTGTTTCCCCCTTGGCAATCCGCAAGGTCGCCAAGGCCAAGGGCAAAGCGGGAGTCCGGCGGATTTTCAGGATTGCAATTGACGCCCGCCGCGCGCCTGTCGGGGCCGTCCTGATCAGCGCCCTTGCCCGCCTGTTGTGGACTCGCACCTATCACAACCCCCGCCCGTCCGATCTTGCGATTTCGTCTTTCCTGTTGTCCGTTGATCAGGCGAGTCTTGAACTGATCGCGCGGAACCGGGCAAAGGAATCGGGCAAGCCAACAATGAGGATTCTCGCGGACGCAATTTATCAAGGGTCATTGCAGCAATGAGACAGATCAGCGGGACCGGCGACCGGGACGACCGACTCCGACTTGCGGAGGCAAAGGCCGCCGCGCTGGAATCTGAAAACGCCGAATTGCGCGAAAAGGTCGCTTTATTGGAGACGGCCAAAATTGGCCGGGCCGGGTTTTTGTCTCCGGATGAATGGGGCCTGACAACGTCAGAGGAAGCCCTTTTCGCGTGTTTGTGGGCAAACCGCGAGGCAACAAAAGACGCCTTGCACTTGGCGCTTTATTGGGATTCCGGGGCCGACGGCGGGGCGGGGCTCAAGATAATCGACGTTTATGTCTGCAAGATCAGGAAAAAGGTTCAACCCTTTGGAATCAAGATCAAGACGATATGGGGCCGGGGTTATGCCCTGCCGGAATCAACCCGCAAACTGATCCGGGACAATTGGGGGGATTCCGTCCCTGACAGTCCCCCTATGACGGCCCGCGCGCCGGGATAAATTGGCGGGATCGGATCAACGGAAAGGAACCCCGACAATGCAAACTTATCAAGACCACTTCGCCCGCTCGCTGGCCGCTGAAAGAGACGGCAACCGCGACCTCGTCACAACCCGCATCGCCGCGCAAAACGCATATAACGGCCTCCAAGGCGAATTGGAGCAATTGATTGCCGACTCACAGGAGGCATTGCAGGCAATGCGGGCCGGACAAACGCCGCGAGTCGGGCATGGGATCGTTGCCACGGCGGCGAAATCGGTTGCCCGTGCAACGGCGCTCGAAATCGAAATGCTCCGTCTTGTCACTGATCTTGAAGCGCGGGGGGTTTGATCATGGCCGTTGATAAAGCCCTCGCCGCCGCATACAGGACCGCCCGCCGCTGGCAAATGGATTGCGCCAACGACGGCAGGTCGTCGCTAACAGACGACCGCTTCGCCCCGGCGGACGGCCTGTCCCGGATGCAGGTTAGTTATGGGGGCGCGCCGTATCAGGAACACGCCCTGTCCGCGTTTTGGTCTGCCCGCCGATCCTTGCACTTCCGCGCGACCTTTGCCGCCGACATGAAACAACACCGCCGCCGATCCAAGGCCGCCCGCAAGGGATGGAAAACGCGCCGGGAAAACGCATGATTGCCGACCGCGAAAGCCTCGACGCGATCTTCGATCACGCCGCCGAACTTCAAGGCAAGGCGGCGGATCGGAGGGACGCCGACCCGGCGAACGAAGCCCGCCGCCTTCTAAAGATGCAACGGGCCGAGGAGCAAGTCGCCCGCGAGATTGAAGACGGTATCAGGGACAAGAACGGGAACCTTGTCGACGAAGACCTCCCGGACGACTAGCGTCCCCTCACATAGCGGACAACCCGCCGGACCCCGGATCGCTTATCGCGTCGCCGGGGTTCGGCCTGTCAAATTGGAAAGGAAAGACCATGACAACGAAAACAAAACAGCCCGCCCGCGCGTCCGCCTATATGAGCGACGACGAACTCCGATTTTGGGAAAACAAAGGCCGGATCATAATGGGCAACTTCAATCTTGTTGCGAAACACGACTTCCCCGACTCCGGATATTGGGACGGGCCGACGCGGTCGCATATCCGGGCCGGTTGGATCGTCACGGGCAAGATTGAATCGCCGGGGGCAGTTTGGGCAAAGAATCTCGACGCCGCCCGGCGGCAGGTCGCCGCGTTGTCGATCTGCGAGGCCTTGGGGCTGTCCAACGGCGACCCGGCCCTCGCCCCGATCTTTTACAACTTGCTCGCCCTGTCCAATAGCGAGCCGACCGCAATTTCGGCCGATCCGGACACGGGCGCGGAGATCCTGAATCCGGACCCCCTTGCCGCGACGGCGGGCGAATCGTCTGCCGGTCAAACGGTCGCCAATGCTTTCAAAACGATTGGGAAAGACGGCCCGGCGGTTTGCAAGTTTTGGGAATTGCAAGCGACAACAGAACGCGCGGCAACGGCGCAAGGCGTCCGCCGGGCCTTTGCCAAACTTGAAGGGGCGGCCCTATTGGACACAAAGATCGAAAAGATCGACAACCTGATCGCCGCCCTAGTCGATCAACGCCGGGCGATCATTGCAGGCCGATAAAATAAAACCCCCGGCGATCCGATAAACGGGGCCGGGGGCTATGCCCTAACTGCGAACCGCAAGGGAGGCGGGGAAAGGCCCGATCCGGAGAACGGGATACGCCGGGCGGTTATGCCGCAAAATTATCCCCCAATCAATAGCAGGTGAAACATGACAGACACAAACACAGACACGACAGCAGAACAGGGAATCGGGCAGGCCGCCCGCGATCAGTTGCGGGCCTTTGTCGCCCGGATCGAACGGATGGAGGAGGAAATTGCGTCCGCGCAAGACGGACGGAAGGAAATCTATGCGGAGTCCAAGGCTATGGGATACGATTCCAAAATCCTCCGCCGGGTCGTCGCCTTGCGCAAGATTGACCGCAACGAGCGACAGGAGACGGACGCCCTAACCGAGCTTTACCTTGGGGCCGTTGAGGGGTGACACAGGGCGGCGATCTGACTCGCGCCGACGTGTTGGGCCGGGCGGCAGCGTTCCCCGCGCTGTCGGCCCTGTCCGGCGACATAGGGGCCGATCATGGCAAAATTAACCGGGACTGATTACGTCAACTTATTCGGCGAGCCTGTCGATATGTCGGCGAACCGCCGATCCAAGTCGCCAAAGAAGCGCGGTTATGCTTGGCCGCCGGGGACGGGGCCGTCGGGCGAGACTTGCGGATCGTGTCGACACATTATCCGCGTTCAATCGCGCTTCCCAAAATGCAACCTCACAAAATGGACAAACGGGGCCGCGACCGACATTCTCGTCCGGTCGCCCGCCTGCAAGTTTTGGGAGGCCAAGGATCAAGACACAGAGGGGGGACGGGCGCGATCATAGTCCCCCTATTGCCTTCCCGCCGGGCGTTTACAAAGGGGCCTCGGATCAACGGAAAGGAACCCGAAATGAATACTTGCATCGGATACGACACGACGAAACGCCCGGACGGCCTTTTCAATTGGCAGGTTACGGCGTTTGAAAGTCACGACCCGCGCGGCACATTGCGAGTCCTTGCAGGCGGCACGGTCGCCAACAGGTCGCGCGCAACCTATCGCGCAAAGAAGTGGACGGGTTGGGCAAGGCGAAAGGTCCGGGCAGGCGGCACGGTTTAAGACCCGCGCGGGCCGGGATTGACGCCCCGGCCCCCCGGCCCTATTGTCACCCCGCAACAGATTTTGGAAGGAATCTAGCATGATTATTTTCAGCATATACGACGACGGGTCGGTCCCGTCTTATTACCCGACAAAGTCCGCCGCGATTGACGCGGCCCGGATAGCAATCGCCGACGATCCGGACTTGTATCCGGACGGGATCACGGTCCGCCGGTCTGTTGTCGCCGCAATCACGAAAGAGACGCTGATCGACATAATCAACTCGAACGGCGGTTGTTGGGAAGAATCGTCCGCCATTTGTGCTGTCGTGGATCAAGAAGGGGGAGTCGATAATGTCAAATGAGCGGAATCACACGCCGGGCGAACGCCGGGCAAGGGCCGAGTCGATATTGCGGCGGATCAGCGCCGAGTCGGCGGCCTGCCGACGATTGGGGGAGCGGTCTATTGCAAACCGTCTTGACCTGATCGCCGACGACATGCGGGCGCTCAATCACCGGGACTTGACCGGGGGCCGCAAATGATCCGGGCCGCGCGCATTGCCCGCACAATCCGCGACGGCGCGATCCTCGGCCTAATTGCCGGGATTATTGGCTCCGGCATCTTGTCGGGCGTCCTGATAGCATTGGGGGCCTGAAATGGACGACCTAACACAAAGCGAACGCCGGTTATTGGAAGCGATCCGCGACGCAAACCGGGCCGCTATATCGCGGGCCGTGTCTGCCGCCGGGTCTTTGGAGGCCGCGTTATGGATCGGCGCAATGCAAGCCGATCACGCGGACGATCAGTTCCGGAAGGCATTGCAGGAGGCAGCGGACAGCATGTCCAAGGCCGAGGGGGTCTTGTCCAAGGGCTTGGGTCACGTCCGGGCGGTTATCGCCGCCAATCGCCCCCTAATTGATCCGCCGGATCAGGCGACCGCCCGCGCAAATGCCGGGCGATTGACGATCCACGACGGCGGCAAAGTAAACGACAAGGGGGACTCGTAATGCCCCGAGGATTCCCCGCGTCTGGCAACCGGGCCGACCCGCGTCCGCCGATTCAAATGATCGACGACGAAACAAAACGGGCGCTCCAATATCGCGCCAAGTTAGACCGTCAATTCCACGACAAACCGCCGGGCCGCCGGATCGAATCGTTGCGGGCAATTGTCCGGGCCGCGTCGTCGCTGATCGTTGAGCAATATGGATCAGCGGAGTTGCGCGCCGTGTCCGATCTGATCGCATGGGAAAACATAGGGGAAGGCCCTGACAAATGAGCACAGACAATAGAGATATTATTTTCAGTGGTTGGCTTACATTGACTCCGCCCCGACGCGGGACGTTACGCGAGGGCGCAATGAAGCTGACAAAGGGACAGCCAACACTTGCGCCGTCTGAACGGGCCTGCAAAGTCCGAATCGTTTGCCCGGCGTCGTTGTTTACGACTCCCCAATTGTCCGCACAGATCAATTTCGACGGACACGGCCCGGACCTTGATCCGATCCAGTTGTCGGCAGACGTTGCCGACGTGTTGCGGGGGGCAGATTTTAGCGTTGAGGTTCGGCCTGCAAACGACGGGGAGTCGACATGACAAACAAACCGGCCCCCGACTCCGACTTTTTCGACGGATACCGGGACGGGCGCAACCCTGACAGCCCGGTCCCCGGCGATAATCGGTCGCATTGCTACCGGCATTCCTTCACCATTGGACGGGCGGAGATTGCAGGCGATCCGATCCCGGCCCCTGTCGCGCGCAAATTGGCGGACGAGGCAGAATCACAAGACGCCGCACAATGGGGGACGCAATGCAATTGACCTTGGACGAATGGACAGACGAACTTGCCCGCATGACGCCCCGCCAACGGGACGCCGTCGCAATGGCCTTTGACGCTGGAATGAATGCGGAGGGCAGATTGCAGGCCGGGCAAGACGTAACGACCCGGCAGGCATTACAAGAGGCCAGCACGGAACCGAATATCCGCGCGAGTGATATTTATCCAATCAACGCGCGGCGATTGGTATCCCTATGACGGAATCGAACATAGATCAGATCGCAAACGTCGGACTTATCCGGCAGGCTTTCCCCGACTCGTCGCGCGTTTTATGGGGGCTTGCACATTTGCACGGCAAGGCGACCCGGCAGACATACGACGCAACGGTCGCCCTGATCGCCCGCGTCCGGCCTGATCCCGTCGCTGCAATAAATCGGATCAATTTCGCCGGGAATATCGGATACGCTGATTTCGCGATTGTCCGGCAGTTGATTGAAGAAGGTATGTTGCCCCGGCAGATCGTCGCGGTCGTCAAGGCGTCGCCCCGCCGTCGCATATCATGGCCGGACCTTTGCGTCGCCCTGATCGAATGGGAGCAGGAAACCCGACCCGATCCGGAGGGGGGACAGGCGGACAACTGATCCCGCTATAGCCTGCCGGGCGCGGGACTATAGTCGAGGCAGATCAAAGGAACCGCCATGACAAACGAACAGAAATTCAACGCCGCCGCCGCCGCCGTCCCGGCATCACATTCGGAGGCCGTCGATATGGCAAAGGAAAACGCGAACGACATGATCACAGGGGACCGGGTCGGGATCAAATACCTTGACGATCAATATCACGCCGACGCCTTGGCGACGCTCGCCATGATCATGGACGCCCCGACGGAATACGGGTTGCCCGCGTTGCATTAAAAACAGGGGGGACGACGACGATCATTGTCCCCCTCTACCCCGCCGCCCCGATTGCGTAATTTCAGTTCATCGGATCAAGGAAAGGAACCGCCATGAACACCCCGCAAACCGACGCCCGCAACGACCTCCACGACGCCCGGATCGCCTATCGCAAGACGGACAGCGACTTCCGCGAAATCCACGACGGGTTTCAAACCGTCCGCCGCCTGTATCTTGACGGCACAATGTCGGACGACAGTTATTTTGAAGGCCGCAAGGAATACGAGGAATCCTTGGACGCATGGGAAAAGGCCCGCGACCGTTTCAGCGCCGCGATCTTTGCAGCACAGGCCGCCGGGCTTATCGTTGACGATTACGGGGACGAGCAAACCCCGGCAGCGGACGCAAACACGGCGCAGTTAATGCTCCTCAATATCGACTAGCAACCCGACAACAGTCCCCAACTCGGCCCCGGCATCGTCCGGGGTCTTTTTTTTGCGCGCGGCCCGACTCCTATAACCGGCGAAGCCGGTCGGGTTTGAATCGGCAACGCCGGGGGATCGGCGACGACTTGGGACACAGGGACCGGGGGGCCGGGATCGACAGGATCAGGATCAGGATCAGGGACGCAACGACAGCCCCGACTTGATCACACGATCCGTTCCGGGCTTTATGGCGGACATGAAAACGGAACTTAAACAGATCGGGGACTTGCTCCCCTATGCCCTGAATAGCCGCGATCACAGCGACGAGCAGGTCCGACAGATTGCCGCGTCAATTGACGAGTTCGGTTTCAACGTGCCGGTCCTGTTAGAAGCGGACGGGCGGACGATTGTCGCCGGACACGGGCGAGTCTTGGCCGCCAATCTGTTGGGGCTGGCAGAAGTCCCGACCTTCGTCCTCGGGCATTTGACGCCCGCACAGGCGCGAGCCTATCGGATCGCGGACAATGCAATCGCGCTCAAGTCAGATTGGAACGAGGCGGCATTGCAGGCCGAACTTGATCGGATTATTGAGGACGACGAGATCGACTTGGAATCCTTGGGGCTGGCCGACCTGATCGACACAGACGACGGCGGCAGCGGATCAGGCGACGGATCAGGCGGGGCCGGATCGCTTGCGGAGCGTTTCGGCGTCCCGCCTTTCAGCGTGTTGAACGCCCGCGAGGGGACATGGCAGGCCCGCAAGGCCGCATGGATCACGCAAGGGATCGAAAGCGAGTTAGGGCGCGACGCCGTATCCTATACGACCGACTCGAAAAAATACGACTATCTCCCGGCGTTTGATACGGGCGTTTCGATCTTTGATCCTGTCGTCTGCGAGTTGGCCTATACGTGGTTCAGTCCGCCCGGCGGCCTGATCCTCGACCCGTTTGCCGGGGGATCAGTCCGGGGCGTTGTCGCGGCCCTGCTAGGCCGTCGTTATTTGGGAGTCGACTTGCGCGCGGAACAGGTCGCGGCCAACGGCGCGCAATGGGACAAGATCGCCGCCCGGCAGGGCAAGACCCCGGCCCGCCCGGTCGTGTCCGATCCAGACGCGGCGACGCCTATCGAAAAACACGGGGACAACTGGATCAAACGCGACGACCTGTTCGAGATCAACGGCGCGCCGGGCGGCAAGGTCCGGACGTGCCTCGCCCTAGCGCAACGCGCCAAGGATTCCGGGGCGGCAGGGATCACGACCGCCGGGTCGCGATCTAGTCCGCAAGTCAACATTGTTGCCCGTGTTGCCGCACATTTGGGCCTGAAAGCCCGTTGCCACACCCCCAAGGGGAAACTGTCGCCGGAGGTTATTGCGGCCCGTGACGCCGGGGCCGTGATCGAACAACACAAGCCCGGACACAATAGCGTTATCATTGCCCGCGCGCGGGAGGACGCTAAGGCCCGCAAGTTTGTGGAGATCCCGTTCGGCATGGAATGCGAGGAGGCGATCACGCAAACCCGCCGACAGGTCCAAGACATACCGGCGGACGTTGCCCGGATCGTGATCCCTGTCGGTTCTGGCATGTCGCTTGCTGGCCTGTTGCATGGATTAGACGACGCGGGCCGGGGCGATCTGCCGGTCGTCGGCGTCAAGGTCGGGGCCGATCCGGCCAAACGGTTGGACAAATACGCCCCCGCAAATTGGCGCGACCGAGTCGACCTGATCGACAGCGGGACGGACTATCACGACCCGGCCCCGGACACGACGTTCGCGGGCCTGCCCCTTGATCCGCACTATGAGGGCAAATGCGTCCCCCATATCGCGCCGGGCGATCTGTTTTGGATCGTTGGAATCCGGGCGACCGCGTTGCCCCTGCCGGTCGCCGACGATCAGGCCGGGCCGTCGTGGATTGCCGGGGACTCCGCCGTCGTGATCCCGGACTTGCCGGGCGATCCAGACGCCGACTTCCTGTTCACCTGCCCGCCCTATGCCGATCTTGAGGTCTATAGCGACGACCCCCGCGATCTGTCGAATATGCCTTATGCGGATTTCGTCGCCGTATATCGGACGATCTTGTCGGCAGCGGCGGCCCGGTTGAAGCCCGACAGCTTCGCCGCGATTGTCGTCGGGGAGATACGGGACCGGAAGGGCATTTATCGGAATTTCGTCGGGGATACGGTCGCCGCCATGCGTGACGCTGGACTCGACTATTACAACGAGGCGATCCTTGTCTCCCCCGTCGGGTCGTTGGCGATCCGGGCGGGCAAATCTATGACGGCAACCCGCAAGATCGGGAAGACGCATCAAAATATTCTTGTATTCGTGAAGGGCGATCCCAAGCGGGCCGCCGGGCGTTGCGGGCCGGTCTATTTTGACGAGGACGCGATCACGGCCCCGGAGGAATCCGCAACATGACAGAAAAATCCTGCTACATTGGACAGCCTGATCATGCGACATTATTGCAGATTGGGCATTTGATCAAAATGTCTTTCGGCGTGATTCCGTATCTTGTCGGATCGGCAACGACCCGGCCCGATTTTCGTGATATTGATATTCGCGCGATCTTGGACGACTCGGACTTCGACCTTTTATTCGGGGCCGGGGCAAACGACGTATTGAGCGCCCGCCTTTCAATTATGAATGCCGCAATGTCCCGCCATTTTTCCGCCATGTCCGGGGGGTTGCCGATTGACTTTCAATTCCAACGCCGGACAGACGCAAACAAGCGATATGAAGGCCCCCGGCAACCCTTGGGAATGTTTCAAAAAGAATTTTCCGCAATCTGCCAGCCTGCCCCCGGCGACGTTGACGCATAGGTCCGGCGGCCCTATCGTCGCCCGGTCTATTTGAAAGGGGACACAATGCCACACGAGCCAGATTGCTACTGCTACACATGCGAACGGGAGATTCACCATTTGGGAATCATGTCGCATAGGGCCGCGCATAGGCGACGGGGTGAAGACTGCAAAATCGAGTTTTCGACGGGCCGGGTTGTTGCTTATCAATTTTCGGCCGACCGGGACGAGGGGGGACAGGCGGACGCATAGTCCCGCTATACCCCCCCCGCCGCGTCGATAGGATACGCGGATCAGATCACAGGAAAGGAACTGATCATGTTGGAACTGGAACAATCACAGGCATTTGACGAAACCGCCGCCGCGCTGTCCGCCGCCGGACATAGCAACGCCGCGCGACGGGTGGCAACATTGGCCGACGACTTTGCCGAGTCGCAAGAAATACGGGCGCGCGTTGACGCATTGCGGGCCGAGGCGGACGCCCTGTCCGCTCTTGCCGAAACCCTTGACGAGTTGGAATCCAAGACCGCCGCCGATCTTGCCCAACTGCAAACGCGCGGCAGCGCCTCGACAACGCAAGGCGTTTTGACGGCCCGGAAAAACAAGTTTGGGAAATACGATTATCACCACGCGGGCCGAATGCTGACAGAGTCGCAAGTCGCCGACCTTCATTTTTGGTTTTAAGGGGGCCGGGATATGACAACCCCGCCGACAAAATTGTCCCAACTCCGGCAGCTTATGGCCGCCGGGGATTGGGATCGGGCAATCGCTTTCGCCGCCAAGTTCCCCCGCTTGGGGGACGACGGCCCGGCGATCATGCGCGCGGATAAGGCGATCAAGAATCCCGTGTTCTATCGGCAATTGCGCAAAGACCCGGACGCCTTGCGGGCCGCCGGGGTTGCCGCGTTGCGTTCGCGCTATGGAAATGTTGAATAAGACGCTATAGTCGGGGGATCATGGCAAAGCCTCCGAGTCATAACGACGACGAAATTTCGAGCGCACTGGCAAAGGCCGGGGGCGTGATCGCTGTCGCGTCCAAGATGCTCGGGATCAGTCGCAAGGCGTTGGACGAACGAGTCCGCCGGTCGCCTGCCCTGATCGACGTTCGGGACACGCAACGCGAAACCCTGTTGGACATTGCGGAGGCGAATCTTGCGAACAAGATCAGGGGCGGCAATCTCCGGGCGATCATTTTTTTCCTGACAACACAAGGCAAGGGCCGGGGATATACGACCCGGACGGAAGTCACAGGGGCCGACGGACAGGCATTGTCCGGGGCGGCAGATATTGCGACTCTGCCCAAAACCGCCCGCGACAGTTTGCAGGCGGCCCTTGAGGCGGCAGAGGCAGCGGCAGGCAACGACTCTTGATCGACGCCGATCAGATCAAGGCCGCCCTGTCCAATCCACGGGATCGCGAAAAATTGCGCCGGGCGTTGGATCGGGCAAACGTGGAAGACCTGTCAACGGATCACCCCGATTGCGGACTCATGGGATTCCACCGCCGGGCTTGGGCAATAATGGACCCGGCCCCCTACGTCCACGGGCGACACTTGGAAACCATTGCGCGCGAATTGGAGGACGTGATCACGGGCAAGACCCGTTTTCTCCTGATCAATATCGCCCCCCGACATTCCAAGTCCCTCATGGTTTCCGTGTCGTTCCCCGCTTTGGTTTGGGCCTTGCCCCCGACCGCCGGTCCCTTGGCCGGGGCAGGCGTTCAATTCTTGTCCGTTAGCTATGCGCAACAACTGGCAACCCGCGACGCCTTGAAGGCGCGGCGACTCATGCTGTCCCCTTGGTATTCCGCGCGTTGGGGCGTCGATAGTCGGATCGACGGCCTGATCCCCCGCGTCGTCTTTTCAGGCGATCAAAATCAGAAAACGCGATACGACAACACGTCCGGGGGACACCGGATCGCGGTCGGGTTTGACGGGGGCGCAACAGGGGAGGGCGGGAATATCATTGTGATTGACGACCCGCACAAAGCGAAAGACGCCGACAGCCCCAACGCATTGGACGACGCGAAGCGGACCTATCGGGAGACGATTGCAAACCGCATGAACGACCCGTCGAAAGACGCAATTATCGTGATCATGCAAAGGCTCCATGAACGCGACCTGTCCGGATACCTGATCGACAGCGAGGGCGACACTTGGCGACATGTTTGCCTTGCGGCGGAATACGATCCAGATCACCCGTTCGGATTCGAGGGGGATTGGCGGACGACACCGGGCGAGCCGCTATGGCCGGAGCGGATTGGGTCGGACGTGCTGTCGGCGATCCGGGATCGCTTAGGGTCGTTTGCTTATTCCGGGCAGTATGGACAGACGCCGACAGAGCGCGCCGGGGGCATGTTCAAAAAGGCCGACTTCAAGGTCGTTGATCGCGCCCCGCGCAATGTTGCCGCCCGCGTCCGGGCTTGGGACTTTGCCGCGTCGGACGAGGCGACGACAGGCGATCCCGACTATACGGTCGGCATGTTGCTTTCGCTTGTTGAGGTCGCCCGACAGCCGTCGTCTGATTCGTCCGCCCCCGATCTTGTGACTTATGACGTTTATCTAGAACACGAGGAGCGGGGCCGTCTGTCCCCGGCCCAAGTTGACGACCGGATTAAATCGACGGCAGAACTTGACGGGCCGGAAATCCCTGTCCGGATTCCGCAAGACCCCGGCAGCGGCGGCAAATACGCCTCAACGGCAATCATTGGCAAACTCGCCGGGTTCGACATACAGGCCAAGGCCCCGACCGGATCAAAGGTCGCCCGCGCGCGTCCATTGTCGGCGCAAGCGGAAATCGGTAGGGTTCACCTAGTCCGCGCGCCGTGGAATCAAGATTACCTCGACGAAATGGCAGCATTCCCACGGGGCGCGCATGACGACAGAATCGACGCAACCGCCGACGCATATAACGCGGCGTTGGAAATTGCTAAGGAAAACGAAAGCGGGCGGCATGACTTCTTCTAAAAACATTTTAGAGCGGACCCTTGACGCGATCCGTCGGACGCCGCGCGCGGTCAATCTTTTAGCGGGGGTTGGCAGCAAGTCGGCGGCCTTAGACTCGCTCACATATCGGCCCGGCATTGCGACAAGTTTGCCCCGCCGGGGGGCCGTGTCGTTCTTGCGCGCATATCGCGAGGCCCCGTTGTTGCGGGCTGTCGTGTCCAAGATCGCCGACCGCGTCGCGTCTGTCCCGCTATATGTTGAAGCGAACGTCGGGTCGGGCTGGCAATACCTCCCCCATCACCCAATCGTGCGCCTATGGGAGCGCGGCGGTCCCGGCCTGTCCGGGTTTGCGTTGCGCAAGATCAGCGCCGCCTATATCGAAATTCTCGGCGAGGCGTTTATCGGGATCGGGCGGGACAACCGGGGAATCCCGAATCGTCTTTATGCCCTGCCGCCGCATTGGATTCACGCAACGCCGACGCCGGAGCGCCCGTTGTTTAGTGTCCGCCCGACAAATGCGTCCGCGTCTGCCGTCGATATACCGGAGGCGGATATTGTTTGGATCAAAGACCCGGACCTCGAAGACCCTTACGGACGCGGATCAGGGATCGCGCAATCGCTTGAGGACGAAATCAACGTGGACGAATACGCGGCAAAACATGCCGCCGCGTTCTTTGCCAATCACGCCCGGCCCGATCTGATTATCCAAGGCAAAGACGAACCGCTCAACCGGGACGAAGCTGTCCGGTTGGAGGAAAAATGGTATGACAAATTCCGGGGCGTCGGCAAAAAGGGGAAGCCCCTGTTTAGCGCCCGGCGTTTGGAAGTGACGGAAGTCGGGCAGGGATTCGGGGATCTCGGAATCGACACCGTCCGCAAGTTTGAGCGCGACCTGATCCTCATGGTCTATGGCATGTCCCCGGAGATCATGGGGGTTGTTGAAAACAGCAATCGCTCAACAATCGAAAACGCCGATTATATCCTCGCCGCGAACATTGTCCGGCCCCGGTCTGTCCTGATCACGGAAGCGATTAACGGGCAGTTAGCCCCGCAATTTGGGGCGGGCTTGCGTGTTGGGTTTGAAGACCCGGTCCGGGAGGACGAGGATCGCAAGATCAAGGCCGCGACGGACAATCGCGAAATCCTGACAATCAACGAGCGCCGCGACATGATTTTCGGTTTGCCCCCGTTGCCAGACGATCAAGGCGCGCGGCGTATAATGCCGATCAACGTCCGCGAGGTTGCCGTCTTGGACGCGGAGCAGGGATCGGGCAAGTCGGCAGCGATCAGCGGCCCGGCGGCGTCCAAGGCGATCAGCGGCGACGTTGTCGGCAAGGCATGGGACGAGGACGACATAGAGCGACTCGTCGGGGCGGCGGTTGCGGAAGCTATTGCGGACTCAATCGGGCCGATCCTGATCGAAACAATTGCCGCGTTCGGATCGGCAGCGGTTGCGGAATATGGTTTCCTGATCAGTTTCGACTTGGCCGACCCCCGCGTCGCCGACTTTGTCCAAACATTCAGCGGCGACCGGATTCGCGACCTGACAAACGCGACAAGCCAAAACGCCTTGCGCGCGACACTGTCGGAAGGGATCGCCGCCGGGGAGTCGTCTGATCGTTTGGCCGACCGGATTCGGGCCGTGTTTGGCGGACGCCGGGACAACGCCCCGACAATTGCCCGGACAGAGATCGTCCGCGCGTCCAACTTCGCAACGTCGGAGGCATTCCATCAAGCGGGCGTCGAGCAAAAAGAATGGCTCACAACCCGCGACGGCAAGGCCCGCGACTCGCATCGCAATTTGGACGGGACAATCGTCGCGGAAGACGGCCTATTCTTTTCAGACAATGGTTATTCTGCCCCGTATCCCGGCGAGTTTGGTGTCGGGTCGGAGGACATAAATTGTCGTTGTTCGATCTTGCCCGTATTCCCTGAACTGGAAGGGGAGGACGTGTCGTCCGTCCGATCAGTCGCGGACACGGAGGAAAAGCGGGTGGAATTGTTTGAAGTTTACGACCGCCGCCGCGCTACTTTCGAGGATCAGGCTATTGAGGCTATAGTCGCGGCATTCGACTCGCAAGAGCAAGCGGTCTTGGCCGAATTGAATAGGTTCCCGACCGGGACCGCATAGGAGACAAGATTATGAAAACACTCGTTAGCGGCCAACGGTTTCGCAAGGCGGCAGACAAGGATCAGGCGCTCGACGCCTTGGCGGTCCGCAAGGGCTTTGCGACAAAAGCGCCGGGGATCAACGAGTCTGATCGCACAATCAAGTTCACGATCAGCACGGCAGGACAGGACCGGGACGGCGACACGATTGCCCCGTCGGGCTGGCAGTTGTCGGACTATATCAAGAACCCGGTTGTGTTGTTTGGTCACGATCATTCGATCCCGCCAATTGGGAAGGCCCTGTCGATTGCGCTGGAAGGCGATAAACTTGTCGCCCTTGCACAATTTGCAGATCGAGAGACTCACGCCTTGGCGGACACGGTTTTCCGTCTGTTCGCCGGGGGCTTTATGTCCGCGACCTCTGTCGGGTTTATCCCGCGCAAATGGTCGATTCCAAGCGAACGGGATTACGGGATCGACTTTGTTGAGCAAGACCTGATCGAGTTTTCTGCCGTCGGCGTCCCTTCAAATCCGGAGGCCCTTGTCCAAGCCCGATCCAAGGGAGTCAACGTCGCCCCCCTTGGCGATTGGGCCGGTCGGCTCATGGACGAAAAATCGGCAGCGGATCGCGCCGGGATTGATCGCAAGACGTTGGAAAATGTTTATCGGATCACGGTCCGGGACGGAAAGGGGGCGACGACTTACAGCGTTCCCGATCTGTCGGCCAACGTCGGGGCGCGCAACGCCGCCCGCGTTGATCTAGAAAAAGCCATGCCAGACGCGGCCTGTCCGTCGTTCGGCGTGTCTGCCCGGACTCCGGGGGTCGTTTACGTCGCGACAAAGACCCCGGCAGGCGGGACAAATTGGATCGCGCACAAAACGACAGCGGACAACCCGATCAACGGGATTGTTGAGATTGCGGCGACCGTCCCGGATAGCACGGCGGCGGATTGCCTGATCTTGGACAAGTCGGGAGTCCCAATCCCCAAGGATTCGGCCCTGTCAGACGTTACGGATTGGGAAATCGTCGATCAGACGGGCGACCCTGTCGACAACGACGCGGCCCCGGCAGCAAAGACCGCCGACGACAAGCCCGACGCCCCGGATCAGGCCAAGGCCCCCGGCGACGATACGGACGACGAGGACGGCGAAATCTTTACGACCGGCACGTCGGAAGGTCATGCGCACGAATACGCGCAGAATGCGACCGTGACGGACGCGGCAGGCGATCCGGAACACGTCCACGCGATCACATACGACGGCGACGGCGTCCCGACGATTGAACCCGCCGACGATCACGATCACACCGCCGCCCCCGGCGACGCGGCCCCGAACGTAGAGGAAGACGGGGCGGGCATGGATCAAACCGACGACAAAGCGGCCCCCAATGGGGCAACAGTCGCCGCGACCCCTGATCCGGCCCCTGTCGTCCCCCCGGCGATCAAGGAGCGCCTGTTGGGCATTATGCGCGACGAGGCGGGGCGGACGATCAAGATCGTTGACGACAGCCCCGATCTGCCCCGGTCGTTGACAAATGCCGAGGCGGCGGAGATTTTAAGCCAAGCGGACTCGAACGGGTTTGCTGCAAAGGTTGCGGAAGCAATCATCGCCAAGCGCGGAGGCGTTGGCAAAGAATAGGGAAATCCTACAATGGACCCGAAAGAAATTATCAAAGACGGCGCAAACGACGCCCCGTCCAAAACCGCCCCTAACGGCGGCGACTCCGTATCTTTCTCCGATCTTGTCGGCAAGGTTGCCGACGCCGTCGCGGCGAAAATGCAATCGGACGCCGACAACCGCGACAAGGCGTCTCCCTTTGACGCGATCTTGTCCAAACACGGCAAGACGCGCGGAACGGCGATCCATATCGACAAGGCCGACCGTCTAAAGGCCGCCCGCATTGAAGCGAGCGAAACCGATAACGACCGTCTGAAATTGTATGTCATGGACGACAACGCGGTCGCCAAGGGCATGGACCTCGCCCGCCTTGCCCGTTGCTATATGCAGGCGAAAGGCGATCCGGTCCGCATGGCGGATTTCGCCGTCAAAACTTACGGCGTTGCAATCGGCGGCCAGATCGCGAAATCGGTCCTAGCAGGCGACGGCGCGTCCGGCGGATTCCTGTTGTCCGAAACCATGATCGCGGAAATCATCCCGCTCCTCCGGTCTGCCGCTGTCATGCGTCGCGCCGGGGCGCGCGTTCTGCCGATGAATGGCGCAATGGTCTTGCCCGCACATCGCTCCGGCCCGTCCGCGACCTATGTCGGCGAAGGCAACAACATCTCGAAGTCAACTCCGACCTTCGGACAAGTTCGCCTAACCCCGCGCAAGTTGGCTCTGATCACCCCGATCAGCAACGACCTGCTCCGGGCCGTCACGGTTGCCGCCGACGAGTATATCCGGGACGAAATCGTCAACGCGATCAGCGAAGCGGAAGACGAAAACTTCATCCGGGGCGCTGGAACGGGCGCGGGACCGAAAGGCCTCCGCTATAGCGTGGCAGCGGCAACAAACCTGATCGCCGCTAACGGGACAGTCAACGCGGCCAACGTGCAAGTTGACATTCGTTCGGCAGTCAACGCCGTGCAAAACGCCGACATTCGACTCACGAATCCGGGTTGGATCATGGCTCCGGCGGTCCGCGAATATCTTGCCGATCTCCGCGAGTCGTCCGGCGGAAACAAGGTCTATCCGTCGATTGAAGACTCGAACACGCTGAAAGGCGCGCCGATCCACGTCACAACGTCGGTTCCGACAAACCTCGGCGGCGGGACAGACGAGTCGGAAGTCTATTTCGGCAATTTTGCGGACTTTGTGATCGGCGACGAGCCGGGCCTCGAAATTTCGGCTTCGGAAGACGCGGCATATCACGACGGCTCGTCCGTCGTGTCGGCGTTCTCCAAAGACGAAACCGTCCTCCGTGGCATTGCGCGCAACGATTGCGCGCTCCGTTACGACCGGGCGTTCTCGGTCCTAACCGCCGCCAAGTGGTCCGCCTAGCGGTCGCGCAAATAATTAACGCCGGGGCGGAGGCCCCGGCAGCATAAGGAAAAATGCAATGACTCATTCCTTGGGACGCGATCTCGAAGGCTCACTTTATGCCCTTTCGGCGGCGGCGATCACGGTCGTAACTGCCGGGGGCGGGGCCGACGCCGTCGCGCAAACTGGCCTCACTATTAACCGCGCTTCACTGGCAAACGATTTTCAGTCGTTGGCCTTTGCTGTCGCCTTGGACGCCGCCCTCGCGTCGTCTGAAACGGCGATTGTTACGGCCAAGATCGAAGACTCTGCCGACGGCAGTTCTTGGGCCGACCTTGTCGCGTCTGAAACGATTGCGACCGTCACAGATGCAACGAACGGCGAAAACGGGGCCGGACAGATCGGCGTTGATCTGACAACCGCCCGGCAATACGTCCGAATCGAGATAACTGTCACAATGTCGGCAGGCTTAACGGATACCTGCACATTCGCCGCCCTTGCTTTGTTTGCGGGCGCGCGTGATCTGCCAATCGTGGAAACCTATCAACCGTCCTAGTCGGCGGCAGATAGCGCAAAGATCAGGGCGGCCCCAACGGGTCGCCCTTTTTGTTTGCCGGGTATTGGCGGGCGCGCCGGGGCGACTTGATTCCGAGATCCGCCCGGCCCCTATCGCGGCCCCGCTTTGCAATATAGAAAACGCCGATTATTGACCCGTCACAAGTAAAAAAGCGTATTCGATCAAGTATTAAACTTCTGTCATTATGCGTTGACTTGTGTTATACTGTTGAAGTCGCGGGGAACCGTGACGATTGTTTGAAATCGTGAATAACACTCTATGAAAGGAGATTGTTATGTCAATCTATAGCAAGCCTGCCGAATTGACCTTGAAGCCGATCCGCAACAATACGGGCCGGGGTTATTATTGCGGCCCCGCCGTGATCGCGTCGATCACAGGGGCGGCGATCAGCAAGGTTGAGGAAGCGATCAGGAAGGGCCGCCGCATGGCGGGCCGATCTGTCCGGTCCCAATATACCGCCGCAACGGGCCACCGTCGGCGCTATCAAATCCGGGGGACAGGGACTCATGAAGTCCGGCGGGCGTTTGTCTGTTGGGGCATTTATATGAACCCCCTATTGATCCACGACCGCCCGGCAGATCGGGCGACGCCGTTTGTCACGTCGTTGCGTGATCCGGCAGGATACGGCCTCAAGGTCAAATGGCCGGGGGCTGGCAAATGGACCCTCGCCAAGTTCCTCGACATGCGGACCGATAGGCTCCGCAAGGAAACCCTGATCGTCGAAGTTACGGGGCATTGGATCGCCGTTAGGGGCGGGCAGTTTGTGGACACAAAGTCCGGCGGCCCGTGTCATATCCAAGACGCCCCCGGACGGCGGGCAAAGGTCCAAGCGGTCCACATACTACATTGAGCAGACGGCCCCCGGTTAGCGCCGGGGGCTTTTTGCTGTCCGGACTTGACGGCGCGGCCCCCCGGTCCTACGGTCCGCCGCGTTAATCCCAACAGGAAAGGAATCGGGATGGAAGGTATAATGCAATTCCGCGAGCGTGTGATCGCAATCCGGACGGACAATCCGGACGCATGGATTTCGGCGTCGCTCGATCTGAACAAGGCATATACAGACGAAAAGAAAAAGCGGGTCGCCGACGGTTTGATCTGCGAGGTGACTTATTGGCCGCGCGGGATTACAGGCGGGGCAACGTCAAAAGTTGAAGGACTCGGGGCGACGTTTGGGGCGGCGTTGGATAGCGCGCTCGCGCAAGCGGAGGCGGCGGAGGCCGACTATCAGAAAACCCGGATCGGCGACCTAGCGGAAGCAATAATCCGTCTTGCCTTCCGTCTTGGCGACATGCCGACCGAGTCGGCGTTGCGGGGCGAGGGGTTCGATCAGGCCGAACTTGACGCCTTGGGGGGGCAGGCCGTGGATCAGGCGAACGACATGGCGGCGGGCGCGCCCTTTGCGATCCTGCCAGACGCGACGGCGGGCAATGAGCCGACCGATGGCATTCCGGAGGAGCCGGACTAATGGCGCACAAATACCGGACAACGCCCGGATTGACGCGCGACCCGATTGAGCGGGTTGAGATTGCCGAGGAGACAGCGACTTTAGTTCGCCGGGCCGGGTTTAAGACCCGCGACAAAAAGGTCGGGAAATCGACATGCTATTTCGACACATGGCAGGACGCCCGAGATTGGCTTCTAAGAGAGCAACAGGCCGTCGCGGACCGCGCGTCGGCGCGGCATGAAAGGGCTTCTGACCTGTTGGCAAAATACGAAGCCTTGCAACCGCCCGACGGCGGGGACTGATAGGACAGGCGGGCAGGTCTTGACCCGTCCGGCCCGCCAATAGACGCCCGCCGATGCTCGTCCCGTCGGCGGGCGTTGCCATTTTAGAGGGGGACGCGGGCGATCATAGTCCCGCTACTGTCCCCCCTGATCCGGGTCTATGGTCTGCCAATCGGATCAACGGAAAGGAACTGATCATGAAAAAGGCAACCGAAAACGGAACGTGCCAATGTTGCGGGGCGACTCACGCATACAGCGGCAACGGGATTGCAAAACACGGATATACGACTCGTTATGGATTCTTTGAGGGCATTTGCCCCGGATCGGACAACGCCCCGTTAGAACTGGCGGACGACCTTAACCGGACGCATGTCCAACGCCTCCGCGAATTTGCAGACAAAAAAGACGCCGAGGCCCTTGTCGATCCCAAGGCGCTCCCGGTCCAAAAACGGACTCGCAACTATCCTGATCCGACGATTGTCGAAACGGTCTTTTTGGACCGCGAGCAATATGAAGCGGGCGACGTTTACCGCGATTGGGATCGGGGCGTCGTAATGTTTAAGCGGGGATTGCAGAGCATCGCTGCTCAAGCCCGGAGTGACGCGGACGTATTAGACGGCCTCCGCGAGACGGTCCACGGCCAACCGCTGCAAGCCCGCGAAACGGAGGCCCCGTTGCGCCGTGAATACGTCAAGGGATACCGGGCCGCGTTTGCCCGTTGTGAGGAGTTGAAGGCCGCCGGAAAGCGCGACGTGCGCCAACGTCGCGACGGATACTCGCAAGGATACCGCGTGACATATCGCGACTAGAGGCCCAAGGGGGCGCAAATGCCCCCGCCGCCATGCTGACAGGAAAGGAAACGCAATGGCAATTTCACCCAAGTTCAAACTGATCACCCCCGCCGGGGACTATATCGGCTCGGCCAAGACCCCGGACGCCGCCGGGCATTTTGTCCGCACAATGTCCGACGGCGCGGTCGTCCGATATGGATCGACAAGCGGGCCGATCCTATACCGGACTCGCGCGGGCGAAGGCGTCGCGACGACAATCGCCGGGATTGTTGCCGGGTTGCGCGCATATCAGGACAAGGCCGCCGCCAAGTTACGGGCGGCAGGGTTATGAAGTTCGATCTAAAGACGCCTTGCAAGAATTGCCCGTTCCGATCCGACGCGACCGCGATCCGATTTTATAACCGGGCAAGGGCGGAGGAAATCGAGTTGTCGGCATATCGCAACGGATTCCCCTGTCACCTGTCGGCGGAACATATTGACGAGGACGAGGCCCCGGACGGCGTCGGGGGTTATGGCTTTGATGGTGACGGGACGACTCAACATTGCGCCGGGGCCTTGTTGCTATACTTGCGGCATGGATCGGGCAACGTCCCGTTTGAGCATTTGCCAGAGGACGAGCAAGACAAGATCGCGGGCCGCATGGATTACGACGCGCCCGTCTATGAAAACGAACAAGAATTTTTGGACAGTTACGGACCGGAGGAGGACGACGACGATCAGGATTGAGACAACCGACAGCAACCGAAAACATGAAAAGGAATCAGAAATGAAAACTATTTTGACAACAGCCCTAGCCGCCCTTGCCTTGGCAGGATCGGCGGCAGCGATCACGCCCCCGGCGGGGGACTTCAATCAATCACAGAATCAGGCGGAGTCGCTTTGCCCGTCAATTGGCGAACTTGCGGGCTTAATCATGGAGACCCGACAGATCGGGGCGCGTATGTCGGAACTAATGGCGATTATGCCGTCGGGGGACGAAAACGCGGAGTTGCGGGCCGTGACTCGCTCAATGATCCTCGCCGCCTATGACTCGCCCCGCTATTACGGGGACCGGGCGCGCGTTGAAGCCGTGCAGGAATTTCGATCAGAATGGGAGTTAGTCTGCTATCAAACGGAGGGGGCGGCCTAATACTCGCGCGGGCTTTTTGCCCGTGCTATGATCGCGGCGGGTCTGATCCCCCTCCGACCCGACACAGCCCCGCCCCGGACGACAAAACCGTCCGGGGCTTTTTCTTTTCCCCGTCCGCGTATATCCTCCCCCGATCATTAACAGGAGTCGCTTAGATGAAAGACAAAAATATCAAAGGCGCGGGGGTCAAGTTTGGCAATCAGATCGCGCAAGGCCGCGTGACGATCAACGGCCCGCACAAAATTGTGACATTGGCCGGAATCCCTAACGTCGTATTAGGCAAAAACAACCCCGGCGAGGTTTGCGGGTTTGAAAAGTCCAAGGCGTTGGGATACGTCAAAGACGGATATTTCAACTTGCTCGACGTGGACGGCAAAACGATCCCGCGCGACGTGATCTTCCCCGACGACACCGCAACCGCCGCCAAGTCGCCCTTGTCTGATCTTGACGTTGCCGCCCTTGTCGGCCTGTCCCGCGCGGATCTCATGGCTCTAGCGAAAGAGTCGGGCGTCCGGTATCAGGGCAACAGCAAGACGGCGACGATCCTCGCCGACGTTGCCGCCGCCGCCGGGATCAGCGAGGCCGACCTTGCGGACGCGATTGTCGCCGCCGCCGAGGCAGAAAAAGCCGCCGAGGCAGAAAAAGCCGCCGCCGAGGCCGCCAAAAAGTCGGACTCGTAATGGCGCGGGCGATTAAATCAGGGAGCCGACCTTTTCCCGACCGCGTCGCCCGCAAACGGCCCGCCCCGTCGCGACAGACGGGCGACAGCGGCGAAGACGGCCCGGATCGCATGATCAGGACCGGGAAACCGAAACGGCGCTAGGAGGCCGTCTATGGCGATTTTGACAGACACACAGTTGAAAAACTATCTCGGAATCGTCGGGACTGATTACGACGACAAGATCGCCTTGATCATTGCGGGCGTTGACTCCTTCATTGAGTCATATACCGGGCGGGAGTTTGAATCGGCGGCCCGCGACGAATATATCGACGGCGGCGGGGAGTTTTTGCCCGTGTCGTTTGCGCCCGTCACGGCGATTGCGTCGATTACAGACGAGGAAAACAGTAGCGCGTTGATCCCGGCGGCGGACTATGACTATCGGCCCGCAACGGGCATGATCTACTTGTCCGCCCCTGTCACGACTCTAGGATTCACAAACAACGAAGGCCGGTTAGAATGGGGCAAGGGCCGCCGCCGCTATCGTGTCCAATATACGGGCGGGACAGCGACCGCCCCGGCAGACGTAACGCTCGCCGCCCTGCAAATGGCCGCCGGGCGATTCAATCGTCCTGATCCGGGGATCGCGGGCGAGAAAGACGGAGACTATAGCTATCGAGTGGACACGGGCGCGTTCGACGTGTCCGGCCTGCCGCCGGGGACCGCCGCGATCCTCGACAAACACCGCTTCGATTGCCCGATCTAATGGCCGGGCTTTTCAACATACTGTTCAGCGTCACACGCGAGGAGGCGGACGGATACGATTCCGACGACAGGTTCTTCGAGTCGGACGCCGACCCCGCCCCCGCGTCGATATGGGGCCGCCTGTCCCCCGTATCCGCCCGACAGGCGTCGGAGGCCGCGTTGACCCTTGGACGGGTGACACATCGCTTTTCATGCGACAGCGGGGCAGATATACGGATCGGGGACATTGTCACGGGCAACGATCAGGAAGTCCGGATCGTCGCGGTCCGGAAAACGTCGTCGGGACGCCGGAAAGAATGTCTTGCGGATCACTTGCAAACCGGCACGGCGTCGCCGGGTCTTGCGATATAGGGGCGGCGTTATGCGAGTCATAAGATCAGGAGCAGGCGGGCGCGCAATCTTCCGCCGCCAAGTCGCCGCGCTAGATCGCGGCATGAACCGCGCGGGCCTGTTGGCTGTCGGATCAGTCAAGAATCTGATCAATCGCGGCAACGCGGACGGAAAGAATCCCTCGGCCCCCGGCGAACCGCCGAAAAAGGTATCCGCCCGACTTTTCCAATCAATAACGCACAAACTTGAACGCCTGCCCGGTCGCCGGATTGTTAAGATCGGAACGAATGTGAAATATGCGCGCCGGTTGGAGTTGGGATTTTACGGAACAGACGCGGCAGGCCGGACAATACGGCAGGCCCCCCGACCGTTCCTTCGCCCCGGCGTCCGGCGGCGTCGGGAGCAATATCGGATTTTGATCCGTAACGCATGGAAGCGGGGCGGCAAATGAATTTCGCGAAAGCAATTGAGGCCGTGTTGCGGGCCGACGCAACGCTAACGGCCCTGCTATCGACACACGGCGGCAACCCGGCGATTTTCCCCCGCCTGCCCGTCCCGTCCGGATTCGATCACAAGGTCGCGCCGGGCGTCTTTATTGCGCTGGAAGGCAACAGCGCGGCGGACCCGGACGGGGAGTATTTTTTCGCGCGGGGCGTATCGGCAGAAATCCAAGTTGTTGGCTATTGCCGGGCCTATAATAAGCGGACCTCGACGATTGAGGACGTTGCCGAGCGTGTCCGTTATGTCTTGCATCGGACGCCGTTTGAGATCACGGTCAACGGCGAGACATGGCGGTCCTTCAATGTTACGGCGTCCGGGCCTATTATCACGCCGACCGACTCAACCCTTGACGGGCGACTCGTCACGGTCACGGCAAAGTTCGAGAAGGATAACTAATCATGGCAGGAACCGGCGGAAGCTTTGTCCTAATCGGTCGCGAAGACTCGACCTATGCGGGGACTTATAACACGATTACGGGACTGATCGGCGCGTCTGTTCGCATTAACGACTCGGTCATTGATCAGACGAGCAAAGAGTCCGGGGGTTGGCGCGAACTGTTGGACGACGGCGAACCGCCGCGATCTGTCGCGATCCAAGGCCGGGGCATTTTGAACGACGACACGCAATTCGACGCAATTGTCGCGAATCAAATGGCCGCCGCCGGGACGGCGCGCGTTCAAGCCCTTTGCCTGACAATCCTCGGCGTCGGCACATTCACCGGAAATTTCAAAATCACGACTTCCGAAATGGGGGGCGACGCCGGACAGGGCGCAACAAAGGCGTTGACAGCCGAGTCGACGGGGCCTGTCATTTTTGCAAGCGGCCTTGATACCTTTAAGGCGGTTGAGGCCTCCCTTTATCTGGATTTTGTGAATCAACTTTACAGATCGGCGGGCGTTGACGTTACGGCCCTTGCATCCCTTGCCGGGGTTTCGATTGCCCGCGCGTCGAAGGGGTGGAATGACAATTGGGGATCACAAAACGGGACAGCGGTCGGGACATTAACGGAGTTTGCCTCCGGAATTGCGCGGGAGACTGACTACGGACTTTTGTTGGAGGACGCCGTCACAAACCGGATTAAAAATCCACGTTGCGAGGGGACGGACGTAACTTGGTCCTATCTGCCCGATGCTTGGGAAGCTTATAATATCGGGTCCTATACCCTGACAAAGTCGGATCAGGCCCTTAGCGAGGGCTGGCCGAGTGTGAATATAAGGAACGTAATTGCGAGCCCGTCAAATGGCGATTTTGCGGAAATCTTGTTTGAGGACCGCACGTCCACGGGCGACGGGGTTTCAAG